GGAATTTGAGAATTTGTCCTAATCCGTGTTGGCCCACTTTCTTATCTGAGAAATGTTTGTAGTAGGCAGTTTTAACACGTTCAAGATCAACATAATCAGGAAGGAAAACAGCGAAGTCATCACCGGCAGCGTCAATGTCGTATTCGTCTCGGTCTAGTCCCAATTCATGTTCCATAACAAATCGGTTGTACATAACCATTCGCATTGTGTTAGCAAAAGTGGTATCCATATTTCCTGTTTGTACTCCACCCGTTTTGGTGAAATATCCTAGTTTGTGTATACCATCTTTTTCCATGCATTGAACTTTGACTTTGACCGTTCTTGCACAGGCTTGTTTGAGAAAAATGTCCTTCTCAACATGTGTTATCATTCCATGATCAGCAAGCCACGTATATATTGAAAATTCAATGTGCTTCAATTCAACATACTGTGTGCGATCATAGCCAGTGCAATCTCCTTGTACGACTATATTCAAACCACGTGATTTACGGTTGTTTAAAATCTTCTCCTTTTGATCCCAAGACAAACCCGAACTATAGCCACGAAAATGTCGTTTAAAAATATGTTCGAGCATATGTACTACTGGCCCCATAACGTACTTGTATTCTTCATTGGGACCACAAATACAGCGATTTTTGGGATTCTTGGTGTCATCATCAATTCCTTGCTTTTCTTTCTTGCAAAAATTTGAGTATACTCTACGTTCAAGGCGATTGTGATCAACACCGTCTATACGCTTTTGTTGCTTGGCATCCAATCCATTGTACCAGCCCTCGAAGCAATATTTAAAATTCTCCAAAAGTGGTACGATTTCTTGTTGAAATATCTTGGTATCGTACCACTGCGTGAAGAGTTTGACATCTTCGGGATCAGGGGTTGTTACGGCTATACAATCTCGCTTGCTGGCTGTTATGACATTGCCTAGGCAAGCGTGGTATATCAACACCTTCATATCAAACCAGGCGGGTATGATGATTTTTAGACCGCCGTCATGTTTGCAACATTTCATATTCAAATATTGTTCTAAGGTTTGTTTGAAAGGTGTCTCAAGGTGCCAAGTTGCGTTACTTGCAAGCTCTCCATTAGTGTCTTCATATGTTTGAAGACTTACACATGCTGCTATTGTCAATAGTTGGTTTGTGGGTTCCATTGGCATGTCAGCATGCCCCTCTGGCAGG